AAGATTATTGGAGAAAGAGATTTGAACAATTAGAAGAAGCTCAAAATAACAAAAGTGTAAAATATTATCTTGAATTAGAAAAGCAATATAAACTAGCTATAAATAGTATAGAAAAAGATATGTTAGCATGGTACAACAGATTTGCCAAAAATGAAGGAATATCTTTATTAGAAGCTAAGAAACTACTAAATACAAGAGAACTAGAAGAGTTTAAATGGAGTGTAGAAGAATATATTAAATATGGTAAAGAAAATGCTATAAATCAAAAGTGGATGAAAGAGTTAGAAAATGCTAGTGCAAGAGTTCATATAACAAGGCTTGAAGCTTTAAAGTTACAAATACAGCAACAAGTAGAAGTTTTATATGGAAATGAACTTGATGGTATTGATAAACTAATGAGAGATATTTATACAAGTGGATACTATCATACAGCTTTTAATGTTCAACAAGGAGTAAACGTTGGTTGGAGTTTAATGAGTCTTGATACTAATAGAATAAATAAAATTATCTCTAAACCATGGGCAACAGATGGATTAAACTTTAGTGAAAGAATTTGGGGTAAGTATAGACCTACTTTAGTAAATGAACTACACACTAAGCTAACTCAATCAATTATTAGAGGTGAAAATCCAAAAAATTTAGTAAATGACTTTGCTAAGAGATTTAATGTATCTAAATCACAAGCTAAGAATTTGATAATGACTGAATCAGCTTTCTTTGCATCAGCAAGTAGAAAAGATTGTTTTAGTGATTTAGATGTAGAGAAATATGAGATTATTGCTACATTAGATTTAAGAACTTCAAATATATGCAGAGAGTTAGATGGAAAAATATTTGATATGAAAGATTATCAAGTTGGAATAACAGCTCCACCATTTCATTGTCGTTGTAGGACAACAACAGCTCCTTGGTTCGAGGATGAAGAAGGCTATAGAGCAGCAAGAGGAGAAGATGGAAAAACATATTATGTACCATCTAGTATGAAGTATAATGAGTGGTATGAGAAGTATGTTAAAAATAATAGTAAACAAACTGGTGCAAAATATACTAAAGGTGATATCGAGTGGAATATAAGAAGAGAAGAAGAAGCAGAACTATATTACGATAATATTAGAAATAGAAAAGATGATATTTCCAAAATATCAAAGAATACAAATTGGTCAGAAAAAAGTATAGGTCAAATTAAAAATCATATTTTCTACAATACTCATATAATGAGAGATGGAACTAGACGTATGTTGGATTCTGACTATAGTATGTCAGTTGCTTGGCAAAGACTTATAAATGGTACATACGAAGATATTGATATTCTCTTATTAAAACATGAATACCTTGAAAGTATATTTGAGAAAAAGTATAATATAAGTAACTTAGAAGCCCATAGAATGACTGAGAAAAAGCATGATTGGTATAAAGAATTAATTAAACAGAAAGGAGAGTTTGAAGAAGATGATTGTCTTAATGAACTTATTAGAAAAGAATAATGAATATGTTATATATAGTTATGGATATGAAGAAAATAAGCTTGATGGAAGAATAAAAATATATTTAGATGATTTTTATAATTATGAAATAATAAAAGAGTCAAAAGATGAACATATAAGTAAATCAGCAACGTTAAAAGCTATTTCTAAACTTATAAAAGCTGCTAAAAATAACGATTTGAAAAAAGAAATGAGTTATCAATGTTAGAAGCACTTACTGAACAATAAATTAGTAGGTGCTTTTATTATGTAAAAGTTTAAAAAAGTAGGTGATTTTAATGTATATATTAACTCAAGTTATAGCTGTAGTTTGTGTAGTACAAATCTTTATTAATTGTATTGCTAATGTCAATGTAGGTATTCTTTGCAATAAATTAAAAGAAAAAAATGAAGCTAATATAGATAAAGTTTCTGATGAAATTCTAAAGAGAGTAGGAGAAGAATTAAATAAATCACTAGACAAAAGTCTTTAAAGACTTTTTTTATTGTGTAAAAAATGAAAGGAGATATTTAAAAGATGGATTGGTTAAAAGAATTGCTAGAAGGAATAAAAATAGAAAATAACAAAATTGATGTAGTTTCTCTTCAAAAATCTATAGAAAAGAAAATAAAAGAGACTACAATTACTCAAGAAGATTATACAAATCTTGAAACACAGCTTAATACAGCTAATGAAACTATTAAAAAGTTTGAAGGAGGTATGACAAAAGAAGATGTAGAGAATCTAAAAACAACTTATGAAACTGATAAGAAAACTTTGGAAGAAACTTACAAAAAAGAAATTGAAGAAAAAGATTTTAATTACTGGTTAGGTGATGCTTTTAAATCTGTTAAATGTAGAGATGAAATAGCATTAAAAGCTCATTTAGATATAGAAGCACTAAGAAATAGTAAAGACAGACAAAAAGCTTTTGAAGAGCAAATAAATCCTTTGAAACAGGATAAAGATTATTTGTTTAATGCAACACTAGAAGGTGAAGAACCTAAAATAGATACTATAACACCAGGGCAAGAGCCTAAGATAAATGATTTTGGTTTTAATTTTACTGGGGTAAGACCTCATGAAAATAATAATAAATAGGAGGAAATAAAATGGCAGCACTAAATTATGCAAAAGAATATTCAAATGTTTTAGCACAAGCATATCCTTATACTTTAAACTTCGGGGATTTGTATGCAACACCAAATAATGGAAGATATAGATGGACTGGTTCTAAAACAATAGAAATACCAACTATATCTACAACTGGAAGAGTAGATTCAAACAGAGATACAATAGCAGTAGCTCAAAGAAACTATGATAATGCTTGGGAACCTAAGGTATTAACTAATCAAAGGAAATGGTCAACATTGGTTCATCCAGCAGATATAAACCAAACTAATTATGTGGCTTCAATAGGCAATATAACAAAAGTATATAATGAGGAACAAAAGTTTCCAGAGATGGATGCTTATTGTATATCTAAAATATATGCTGATTGGACCGCATTAGGTAACACAGCAGATACAACTGTTCTTACAACAGCAAACGTATTAGAAGTATTTGATAAGTTAATGGAAAAAATGACAGAAGCTAGAGTACCTGAAAATGGAAGAATATTGTATGTTACTCCAGTAGTAAATACACTTATCAAAAATGCAAAAGAGATACAAAGAACAGTAAACATAAAAGATGGTGGAACTTCTTTAAATAGACAAACCACAGATATTGACACAGTTAAAATAATTAAAGTACCATCTAATCTAATGAAAACTGCATATGATTTTACAACTGGATGGAAAGTAGGAGTAGGAGCTAAACAAATCTTTATGTCCTTAGTTCACCCAAGTGCAATAATTACACCTGTTTCTTATCAGTTCTCTAAGTTAGACGAACCAACAGCAGTTACAGAGGGAAAATACTTCTACTTTGAAGAAAGTTTTGAGGATGTATTTATATTAAATAAAAAAGCTGATGCAATACAATTTGTTGTTGAAGGAGCTGGAGTATAATGGCACAAGTAAGGAAATTAAATAGAATATTAACTATAGAAGAGTGTAAAATAGATGATTTCTTAGAGATGGGATATGATTTGATAGATGAAACTGGTAAGGCAGTAAAGTATGGCAAGTCATTAAATGTAAAAGATTTAATAGCTGAAAATAATATTTTAAGGTCAAAAGTTGAGTCTTTAGAAGAAGAAAATAAGCAGCTTAAAGAGAAAAATAAGCTTACTAAAAAGTAGGTGAAAATTATGGAAAATAATCTGATTGATGAAATAGAAAAAAGACTTGAAAGTTTTGGATATATATTAAAAGATGGAGATAAGTGGTTAATAGATTTTATAAGAGAAAAAATAGAAAATATTATTAAACTAGATTGTAATATAAAAACTATGCCAATTGAATTGAAAGAAATTGAAGTTGATATGATAGTTGGAGAGTTCTTATTTACCAAGAAAAATATGGGGCAATTAGATATAGAAAGCATTAACTTTGAAGCTGTAGAAAAGTCTATATCAGAAGGTGATACAAAGGTAGATTTTGCTATAGGAAGTGGCTCTCAAACACCAGAACAACGCTTTGATAGCTTAGTAGCTTATCTTACTACTTATGGTAAGAATAAGATATTAACCTTTAGGTGCTTAAGATGGTAAGTAAAACTAGAAAAGTAATAGAAATGTTATATAGAGATAAATGTACTATAGTTGAGTATCAGCCAATTAAAGACCCTGTAACAAAACGAACTAACAATAAAGAAGTAGTCGTATTAGAAAATCAACCTTGTAAGTTATCATATAAGAATATTACTTCAACAGAACAAGGGGAAGTTGCTAAACTTACACAAACTATTAAACTCTTTATATCTCCAAATATAAGCGTTAAAGCAGGTTCAAAACTTATTATAACTAATCAAAATAATATTACAAAAGAATATATAAGAAGTGGAGAACCTGCCATATATCCAAAACATCAAGAAATCATCTTAGAATTACTAGAGGATAAAGCGTAATGGCTAGATGGGGCAGTGTTGATTTTAGAGAGTTTAAAAGAGTTTGTAAAAAGATGGAGGAGCTTACAAAGATTGATTTAGATAAGTTTTGCAAGGATGCAGCAAGAGAATTAGCAGCACGATTACTTGGGAAAGTAATTAGAAGAACACCAGTTGATACAGGATTCTTACGACAAGGATGGAATGGAGTGGCTTATGCTAGGTCGCTTCCTGTGTATAAACAAGGAAATAATTATATTATAGAGGTTGTTAATCCGACCACATATGCAAGTTATGTTGAATATGGCCATAGAACTAAAGATGGAAAAGGTTGGGTTAAAGGACAACATTTCTTAACAATTTCAGAGATGGAACTACAAAGCCAAGTTGATAAGATTATAGAGAAAAAACTATTAATATTGCTTAAAGGAGTATTTGATGCTTAATAATATAATTGATGGAATATCTATTAAATTAGATAAAACATTTGGAGAGAGTTATACAATTTATAGTGAAGATGTGGAGCAAGGTATAAATGAACCTTGTTTTTTTATTGTTCCTTTAAATCCAAGCAAAGTATCCTATCCAAGTGGCAGGACATTAAAAAAGAACTCTTTTGATGTACATTATTTTCCTAAAAGTAATGATAAATCATTTGAAATAAATGAGATAGCTGAGATGTTACTGGAGGAATTAGAGTATATAGAAATTGATGGAGACTTAGTCAGAGGTACAAATATGAACTTTGAAATT